GTAACAATTCTAACCAGTTCAAATGAAGGATTTGGATTGAGTATTGCCGAATCAATTATGTGTGGTACTCCAGTAATTGTTAATGTTACCGGAGGTCTGCAAGATCAAATTGGACAAGTAGATGATAATGGTAAACCATTAGAATTTGATTTGAACTTTGGCACTAACAGTGTGGGTAAATATAGAAATCATGGTGTATGGGCAAAGCCAATTTGGCCATGTGTTAAAACAATTCAAGGAAGTGTACCTACACCATATATCTTTGATGATGTATGTACATGGGAAGAATCCGCCGAAGCAATCATGTATTGGTATTTAATGTCTTCAGAACAACGAGAAAAATGTGGATTAGAAGGACGTAGATGGGCAATGAATGAAGGTGGCATTAATTCAAAGAATATGTGTGATCAATTTATTAAAGCAATGGATTATACTATTAATAACTTTATTCCTGAGGCAGGTTTCAATTTGTTTACAGTTAAAGATCATGTAGGAAATTATCAACCACATAATAGTATTGGTGTAGAAATTCCAAAGATTGATATTGACAAATTGAAAAATGAAATCAATACTACAATAGCTAAACTATGAAGATTCAAGTATTAAAGAATGATACATATCAGTCTACTGATAATCTACCAAAGAAAGGTACTGATAGAGCTACTGGTTTTGATGTAGTTGTTACAAGTGATCCAGAAATCGTTGGTGATCAGTATGAGAATGGTACATATAAACGAATCGATTATATTCAATATAAAACCAATCTTAAGTTGGCAGTTCTAAAAGATCGGCAATTTAGTAACTTTGGTTATACTGATTTGGATTATGATATTCTAGCATTTCCTCGTAGTAGTGTTAGTAAGTATAATCTAGTATTAGCCAACTGTATTGGATTGATTGACGCAGATTATCGTGGTGAAGTATTGCTTCGTTTCAAGTATATCTGGCAACCAGAAGATTATCTGGTTAGAATTGATAAACTATTGGAGGGGTATGTTAACTTTACTAAACTCTATAATAAAGGCGATAAAGTTTGTCAACTTAAGGTAACAAAAGTTGAAAATGTAGAATTTGTTTTAGTAGATGAATTAGATTCTACTAATAGAGGTGACGGTGGATTTGGTAGTACAGACACAAAAGTGACTGAACAAACCAAACAACAAATGAGAAACATTGCAGATTTATATGGAAAAATTAGTGGAAATATTACCACTCCATCAAAAAAATATGTAGATTCAATTAAAGAAAGAGAAAGACAATTAGGATAAATTTATGAGTAAACCATTATGTGTAATTCAAGGTCCAGTATTCAATAGAAGTGGATATGGCGATTTGGCAACCGATCTAGCAAAAAGTATTGTTAGATATGGTAAGTACGATGTAAAAATCAATCCTACTCGTTGGGGTGGATGTCCATCTAAAGCAACAATTGATGATTTGTCTACAGAAGAAGACAAACAATTGGCAACAATGTTTCTTACTCAACCTTTGAATAAACAACCAGAATTATTCATTCAAATCAGTATTCCAAATGAATTTCAACCAGTAGGAAAATATAATATTGGTATTACCGCTGGAATTGAAACTACCATGGCATCTGGTCAATTTGTCGATGGATTAAATAGAATGAACATGAACATTGTAACTAGTAATCATGTTAAAAAAGTATTTGAATCTGCACAATATCAAAAACAATTTGAAGATGGTAGAAAAGAACTTCTTAAGAGTGATAAACCAATGGAAGTATGTTTTTGGGGTGCAGATACAAACATCTACAAGAAAACAAATGAAAAAGTTGAATCCATTGAAAATGTTTTGTCATCTATTCCTGAAAAGTTTGCATTCTTGTTTGTAGGACAATGGACACATAGAAGTTTATATAGTGATAGAAAAGATATCGGAAATCTTATAAAGACATTTAGTAATGCATTCAAAAATAAAGCACCAGAGAATAGACCTTGTTTATTACTAAAAACAAGTGGTGTTACTTTTTCTGCTGTTGATTGTGATGAAATTTTAGGTAGAATTAAACAAATTCAATCTGAAGTTGGTGAGAATTGTCCAAATGTATATTTACTTCATGGTGAATTAACACCCACGGAAATGAACGGATTATTAAATCATGAAAAAGTAAGAGTTCATGTTAGTTTTACTCATGGCGAAGGATTTGGTCATCCATTATTACTTGCTACATTAAGTGGTAAACCAGTATTATCATCAAATTGGAGTGGACATTTAGATTTCTTGAATCCTAAGTATGCATCATTCTTTGAAGGTTCTATCAAACAAATTGATCCTGCATCTGCAAATGATTGGTTAATTAAAGAATCTAGTTGGTTTTATGTTGCTTATGGATTGGCAGAAGATAAGTTTAAACAATATTATCACAGTTATAATCAATCATATACAGATAAGGCGGAACAACTTAGACTTGAAAATACAGAAAACTTCAGTCTAAATGCAATGGATAAAAAACTATGGGGAATTTTGGATAAATATGTTCCAGAATTTGCGGTAGAAAAGAAGATTGTATTGCCTAAATTGAAAAAAATTGAACTTCCTAAATTAAACAAAGTACAATAATATGTCAATACCATTTATATCATACTTAATAACTTGCAAAAATACAGGATTTGAACTTCAAGTACTGTTAGAAAGACTATTTAAGTATGGTAAAAACAATGAGTGTATCATATTAGATGATTATAGTGATAATCCAGATACATTACAAATATTAAATGGTGTTTCAGAAAATAGTTTTTTTAAAATTTATAAACATAAATTAGATAGAAACTATAGTGAACACAAAAATTATGGTAAGAATCAATGTAAAGGCGAATATATTTTTCAAATTGACGATGACGAATTACCGTCTGAAACATTATTAGAATCATTAAATGAATTAATTGAATTAAATAATGATGTTGACTTATTTTGGATTCCTCGTATAAATGACTTCAAAGGTGTAAATCCAGAAAATTCCAGACAATGGGGTTGGAGATTGACACCTTATGAAGATAGATTAATTGTTAATTGGCCAGATCCACAAGGTAGATTGTTTAAAAACACATCTTATATTGAATGGAAACGAAGATTACATGAAAAAGTAGAGGGTGCAAAGACATATGTTCATTTACCAGCAATATACGAATTATCTTTACATCATAACAAAACAATAGAAAAACAAATAGAAACAAATATTAAGTATAATAAACTATTTACGGAAGAAGAAAATAAAGGATTTAAAGTATGAATAATCAACAAAAAATTGCAATCGTATTAGGCGCAGGCGGATTTATTGGTGGACATTTGGTTAAAAGACTAAAAGAAGAAGGTTATTGGGTTCGTGGTGTTGATATCAAAAATAATGAATATCAAAATTACGCAGATGACTTTGTTCTTGGTGATCTTACCGATCCAAATGTAGTAAAATCAGTAATTCCAGAAAATGCAGATGAAGTATATCAATTAGCCGCTGATATGGGTGGTGCGTTATACATTTTTACTGGACAAAATGATGCAAATGTAATGCATAATTCGGCATTAATTAATCTAAATGTAGTTCATGAATGTACAAAGAAGAAAGTAAAGAAAGTATTTTATTCTTCAAGTGCATGTGCATATCCAGAATATAATCAAATGGACCCAAATAATCCAAAATGTGCAGAAAAAGATGCATATCCTGCCGAACCAGATAGTGAGTATGGGTGGGAAAAGTTATTTAGTGAAAGATTGTATTTAGCATATAATAGAAATCATAAATTAGATGTAAGAATTGCAAGGTTTCATAACATCTTTGGTCCATGTGGTACATATAAAGGTGGAAAAGAAAAAGCACCTGCAGCAATGTGTAGAAAAGCTCTTGAATCTTCTGATAATAGTGAAATTGAAGTTTGGGGAGATGGATTACAAACTCGTTCATTCTTATATATCGATGATTGTGTAGAAGCAGTACTAAGATTTATGAGACAAGATAACTTCTTAGGACCAGTAAATATTGGTTCAGAAGAAATGGTAACAATCAATCAATTAGCACAAATTGCAATTAATTTAACTGGAAAAAATATAAAGATCAAAAATCTTGCCGGCGAAGAATTTCGACAAAAATATGGATTTAAATGTCCAACAGGTGTAAGAGGAAGAAATTCTGATAATACCTTATATCGTGAAAAGATGGGATGGGAACCTTCACAACCACTAAAAGTTGGAATTGAAAAAACATTCAATTGGATCAAAAATCAGATTTAATACTAAAATCATGAATGAATTAAAATATTTACACATAGGATGTGGAAATGTTATTTTACCCCCACCATTTGAAAATCTAGATTCTAGAAAAATTGAAGGAGTAGATCACATTTCACAAGCCGACAAATTACCTTTTAAAGATATATGATATCAATCAATAATATAGGATATGATGGTAGATTAGGAAACCAATTATTTCAAATATCTGCTTTATTTGGAATTGCGTATAAAAATAATTTTGTACCATCTATTCCTATTGAAAAAAATAAACAAGTTAAACCAAATGGATGTTTAGATATATTCACGGGTAAATGGATAAGTTACAAACTTGATTTGTTTGATTGTTTTGATATTGAAATTAATGATAATAATGGAAAAATATTTGAAAATACTTATAAAGAATCACATTTCCATTTTGATGAAAATGCATTTAATATCAAAGAGAATACTAATCTACAAGGATTTTTTCAAAGTGAAAAATATTTTGAACATATTAAAGATATTGTAAGACAAAAATTGCAATTTAAAAATGACATCAAAAATAAAGCATTAGATATAATCAATAAAAATAAAAAAACAGACATTGTTTCAATTCATGTAAGAAGGGGTGATTATCTTGGAATTCAAAATCAATTTCCTATAATGGAAGTAGATTTTTATCAAAATGCTATAAACGAAATTTCTAACAATAAAGAATATCAATATTTTATATTTTCAGATGATATTGATTGGTGCAAAAAAGTTTTTGGTGAAGATGAATCAATTTATTATGTAGAAGGAAATTCTCATTATGTTGATTTATGTATAATGTCGTTATGTACACATAATATAACAGGAAATAGTACATTTGGATGGTGGGGATCTTGGCTGAATTCAAATCCTAATAAAAAAGTAGTTGCGCCTAAAAAATGGTTTGGTCCGGCATTAAATCATTTAAATACAAAAGATTTAATTCCTAAAGAATGGATAAAAATATGAAAATACTAATTACAGGAGCAGGCGGATTAATTGGAAGCGAAGCAGTAGAATACTTCTGTCAAACAGACCATGAAGTATACGGCATTGAAAATAATACTCGTAAAAAACTTTTTGGTACAAAAGGCAGTGTAGATCATCGATTGAAAGAAATAATTAAAAAATATAAAAAATTTAAATGTTATGAATATGACATTCGTGATAGAAAGAATATATTTTCTTTTGTTAAAAAAAATAAATTTGATGTTATAATTCATACTGCAGGACAGCCATCACATGATTTGGCTGCTAAAATTCCATTTGAAGATTTTGATATTAATGCAAATGGAACACATAATTTATTGGAATCGGTAAGACAATATAACAAAGATTGTATCTTTATTTTTCTATCTACAAATAAAGTTTATGGTGATAGTCCAAATAAATTACCTTTAATTGAAAAAAATACTAGATATGAATTTAAAAATTTATATAAATTAGGAATTAATGAAAATCAAACAATTGATCAGTCTACTCATTCTCTTTTTGGTGTATCAAAAACTGCAGCAGATTTATTAACTCAAGAGTATGGTAGATATTTTGGAATAAATTCCTGTATATTAAGATGTGGATGTTTAACAGGTCAAAATCATAGTGGAGTAAAGTTACATGGATTTTTAAATTATCTAATAAAATGTTGTAAACAAGATATTGATTATACTATTTTTGGATATAATGGAAAACAAGTTAGAGATAATATACACTCAAAAGATGTAATTTCATTTATTGATATGTTCATAAATAAACCAAAAATATCAGAAGTTTATAATTTAGGTGGTGGATTTGAAAATTCAATTTCAATGTTAGAAGCAATTAATAAAATTGAAACTATTTCTGGTAAAAAATGAAAACATCTTATTCTGAAGAAAATAGAATAGGAGATCATATATGTTATTATAGTGATTTAACAAAAATTAAAAGTCATTATCCATCTTGGAATGTTACGGTTTCAATTGACAAGTTAATAGAAATGATATATAAATCTAATTAATATGAACATTTTCTCTAATTTTATTCCCGAAAAATTTTATATTGATTGTGTTGTAGATAACAAAAAGTTTATTCTTCCACCTCAAAAAACTATTGATTTTAGTAAAAAACCAATTTCAATATTTAATGATTATACTCCCAACTATGAACAATTAAATAAAAATCCATATAACATATTAGTTATACAAGAACCAAATCAATTATTTGGATTACATGACTATGCAATTTCTACAAAGGATAATTTTAGTTGCATTTTAACTTGGGGTGAAACAATTTTAGAAAAATGTGATAATTCAATTTTATTTCCTTTTGGAACTTCATTTTTATGTGAATGTGCTGAATTTTACGAAAATCTAAAAATAGAAAATAAAAAATTTAATGTTTCTTTTTTATGTGGTCCTAAAAAAATAACGGAAGGTCATTTTTTAAGACATGAAATATTTTCTAGAATTAACGATGTAAAAATTGATAAAAATTGGATATATCAATGTCCATCTGAAGAAAAGAAAAAATGTTGGGAAAGTTATTTTCATATAGCAATAGAAAATTCTAAAAATAAGAATTATTTTACTGAAAAAATTATAGATTGTTTCTTGACTAAGACAATCCCAATTTATTGGGGATGTTCAAATTTAAATGAATATTTTGATTCAAATGGATACATAACATTTAATTCGTCTGAAGAATTGATTGATATTTTGAATAATTTAACTCCAAAATATTATTTTGATAGATTAGATATAATAGAAAAAAATTATAAATCCGCCTTGTATTACGGTGACTTTTTCTATAGAATAAATGAAGTTTTAGAACAAATTATTATACAAAATAATATTTAATTAAAAAAAACCTATACATAAATGTATATATATGTATATATTGAAAAATGAGTTACACTGATACATATTTCGTCATATCAAGATATAAAGAAAACATCGATTGGATAAAATCATATACAACTAATTATATTATTTATAATAAAGCTGAAGAATTGGTTGGATATAATCAAAAATTACAACCAAATTTCGGTGCGAATCAATATGACATTTGTCATTTTATACATGAAAATTATGAAAATTTACCTGATGTAATTGCGTTCCTTCAAGGAGATCCATTTGACCATTGTTTAATTGATAGATTTAATATATTAATTCAAAATAAAAAATTTACACCTTTATTTGGAGATAAAAATTATCCTAATGGAGAGTATTATGAAAATAATACAAGTTGGTATATAAATGGTGAATTTAATTCACATAAACCAAAATGTAAAGTTTCTAGTTTTGATGAGTTTGCAAATTCAATATTCGCTGATTATAAACATCAAGAAAGATTGATTTTTCCACCAGGATCTCAATTCATTGTAGAAAAAGAAAGATGTACTTTTTATTCAAAAAATTTTTGGAAAAATATAATGAGTTTTATAAACACAGATATAGGTATTAATGGAGGAAGAGAAGCGCATATAGTTGAAAGATGTATGCAATTAATTTTCGAAACTACTTTTAAAGAAAAATATTAATTTATGTTAGAACAAGATCATTTAGAACCAGTTCAAGGTAGAACATTTACTAGTAATGTAAGTAAATTATTAAAACATTTAGATAAAATAAAACTTTTACAGGATAAAAAACGACCTTCTCCTGTTATGTTTCATATGTCTCCATGTAATCCATGCAATCTTACATGTACTTTTTGTTGTTTTGCAAACAGAACATTAAAAGAAATGCTTACATTTGAACAAATGAAAAAAGCAATTGATTCTTTTGTTGAATTAGGCACAACAGGAATGGAACTTACAGGTGGAGGTGAACCAACTCTACATCCAGATTTCGGAAGAGTAGTAAATTATGCGTATGAAAAAGGACTAAAAATAGGAGTTGTAACAAATGGTACCCAAATTACAAAATGGCATGAAAAAGGAAATGTTTGGGATAAATTACAATGGATAAGATTAGGAATGTATGGATTTTATGAAGGATATGAATATGATATTAAAGCTTTAAGAACATACCCTAATTTAGAAATAGGAGCAGCTTATATTTGGGACGAAAATTATAAAAATTCTAATAATCCAAATTTACATGGGAATTGGTCAGACAGTAAAGGCAAGAAAATTTCTAAAAATAGACAAACACCAGAACATTTTGAAAGAATGTTGCAATGGGTTGAAAAAGAAAAAATTCCAACTAGAATAGCATTTAATTCTATTAAAACTGCCGATTTGATTGCAGATGATTTAAATACAATTCGTGAAAGAATTAAAGATTTAAATTTAAAATACGCATTTTTGTCCGACTTTAATTATAAAGGTACACGCAGAAACAATCATTGTTATATGCACAATTTCAAACCATTTGTATTTACAGATGGAAACGTATATGTATGTCCCTGTGCAGAAATGGCAGTAGAAAATACATATAAAGTAAACCCAGAATTTAAAATTTCTGATATAGACGGTATTCTTGATTTTTACAATTCAGTGTCAGATAATAATGGATATAAAAGATATCATAGTTGTAGCTATTGTAAATATGCATCTCAAAATGAATTAATAGATGATGCTTTAATTGAAACAAACCATAACGATTTTGCTTAATAATATATATGAAAATAAAAAATGTTAGAGAAAGTGAGTATTTAAATAAACCATTCAATGGAAATTTTTACGACGCTGATTATTTTGAAAGAGGTCAAGAAACCGGAAAAGGATGGCTTCAAAATTATAGATGGTTACCAAGAAGAACTTTCAAAGAAGCATTATCAATTGCGGATTATTTAGATTTAAACGAAAAAAGTTATGTTCTGGATGTAGGATGTGCAAAAGGATTCATAGTAAAAGCACTCAGACAATTAGAAATTAAAGCAGATGGATGTGACATTAGTGAATATGCATTATCATATGCACCAACTGGATGTTGGAATTGTTCAGAGAAATCATCGTGGGATGCACATAGTAGTTTCGGATATACACATATTGTCATCAAAGATATGCTTGAACATTTAACAATGATTCAATTAAAAGAATTACTATCAAATTGTAGTAAAGTTGCGAATACTCTTTTATGTGTTATTCCAATGGGAGACTCTGGAATATATCGAATACCAGAATATCACATGGAAGTTTCACACTTAATAGCTGAAGACGAAAATTGGTGGATCAAAAAATTTGAAGAATTCGGATGGGAAATCGAAAAACATTGTCCTCATATAAATGGATTGAAGGATAATTGGCAAAGTCACGCAAATGGTGTTGGAAATCATGTATTTGTAATTAAAACCAAAATATGAATTCTTCGATTAGTATATGCATTCCTACTTATGAGATGAAAGGGAAAGGTGTCGAATGTCTTTCTTATTCATTTAATATATTAAATAATCAATCATATAAAAATTTTGATGTTATCATATCCGATAATAGTAAAAATGATGAAATAGAAAATTTATGTAAAAAATGGAATGATAAATTGGACATAAAATATTTTAGAAATCAAGAAAAATATGGAATGTCACAAAATACTAATTTTGCAATTAAAAAAGCAAAAGGAGACTTTATAAAAATATTGTTTCAAGATGATTTTTTATTTGGAACACAAAGTTTAGAAATACAATTATTTCATATATTAAGCAATTCAAATCATTGGTTAGTTACAGCCTGTTGTCATACTAAAGATTTAGTTCACTTTTTTAATGAACACTATCCAAAATATCATGATAATATTCAATATGGAGAAAATACAATAAGTTCACCGAGTGTATTGATGTTTAAAAATAAAAATATCATTGAATTTGATGAAAACTTATGTTGGTTTATGGATGTTGATTATTATAAAAGACTATATGATATATTTGGTTTGCCAAGCATATGCAATTATATTACAGTAGTAAATAGAATTCATGAAAATCAAACGAGTTCAATTATTACAAAAGAAATAGAAGAAAAAGAAAGAAAATATACGACGGAAAAATATTCTAAAATTATTTAATATGGAAAATATTGTTACTTATTGTTTTGACTTAGATGGTACTTTGTGTTATAGTCCACAAAAATTGTATAAAGATTCAATTCCTTATATAGAAGTAATTGAAAAAGTTAATAAATTATATGACGAGGGTTGTAAAATAGTAATTTTTACTGCTAGAGGAGGCACTTCAAAAATTGATTATAATGAATTAACGGTTTCACAATTGAAAAAGTGGAATGTAAAATACCACGAATTGATTGATAAAAATAAACCTCACTTTGATATTTTAATTGACGATAAAGCAATTAATGCAAAAACATGGAGAGAACAAAATAATATATTTGTAGATGAACCAAATTATATTGAAAGATACTTATCAGAAGTCAAATCAATTGCAGACATGTTAGACAGAAAAGAATTGATTAACTTTATAGATTGTATTAAACAATGTAAAGAAAACAAAGGTAGATTATTTGTTCTTGGTGTTGGTGGTAGTGCAGCCAATGCATCACACGCAGTAAATGATTTTAGAAAGATCTGTGGTATAGAAACATATTCTGTTTCTGAAAATGTAGCAGAACTTACTGCGAGAATTAATGATGAAAGTTGGAAAACTTGTTATACCAACTGGTTGAAAGTATCCAATCTTTCAAAAAATGATGTGTTAATGATTTTTTCTGTAGGAGGAGGGTCTGATACTACTTCTCAAAATCTAGTGGATGCAATGTTATATGGAAAATCAATTGGAAGTAAGATTGTATCTATTGTAAGTAGAGATGGTGGTATTGCCAAAAAAGAATCAGATGCATGTGTATTAATTCCGGTTATTAATAATTCTAGAATCACTCCTCATGCAGAGGAATGGCAAGGAGTAGTTTTACATTTAGTAGTAAATTATTTATCTTATGAACATTAAAATATTTGCGGATGGATCAAATATTAAAGAAATATTTGATCTTTATGAAAATAACAAATTAGTAAAGGGATTTACAACCAATCCTAGCCTCATGAAAAAAGCAGGAGTTACTGATTACACAACATTTATCAAAGATGTTACATCAAAAATTAAAGATCTATCAATTTCATTCGAAGTATTTGCAGATGATGAAAAAGAAATGACTTATCAAGCAAAGAAAATCGCTAGTTTTGGTGAAAATATTCATGTTAAAATTCCAATTACAAATACAAAGGGACAATATACATTAAAAGTAATTGAATCTCTTGTAAATGATAATGTAAAAGTAAATGTTACTGCTGTTTTTACACAAACTCAAATAAATATGTTAAAAACAGTATTACCAAATAATAAAGACAATATCGTATCAATATTTGCGGGGAGAATTTCTGATACTGGAAGAAATCCTATTCCATATATAACATATTCACAACTCGCATTAAAAAATCAATGCGAAATATTATGGGCAAGTACAAGACATGTTTATAACATTTATGAAGCTAATCAAGCTAATTGTGATATCATTACAGTAACACCAGATCAAATCAAAAAATTGTCTTTGAAAGATAAAGACTTAACGGAATATTCCTTGGAAACTGTAAAAATGTTTTACGATGATGCGACTAGTTCAGGTTTGGTTCTTTAAATATTGTTCCAATTCATTCAATCCATTAATAGATCCCATTTCATAAAATCTATTAAATACTTCATATCCCGCTAATTGTTTATTAGTCACAAGATCAAACATAACTTGTGATAAATCAAATGAACAATCAGCGGGATATTTATTAAATATAGATATATTAAATATACTTAGACCATAATCTATATAATTCATATCTGATGTTTTATTCTTTTTATCATAACAAACTATTTGATTGTCTTTAAATACTACATTACTTGTATCATATAGATTGTCATTTTTAAATAAAGTCATCAATCCTTCTTTATTTGTTTTATGAAAATATTCTAATATAGGTTTATATTCTACTGGCAAATAAGAATCACCATATAATACAAAGAAAGTATTACTTAACTTTGAATATGCTTTTTTAATCGCACCACCAGTTCCCAATTGTTTTGATCCATCAAAGGAATATTCAAGTATTATATCTTTGTATTTATCACCAAAAGCATCTTTTATCATTTCACCCAAATAACCAATACACAAAACAACATGTCTAATACCTTGTTCTTGTAACATATCAAGTTGATATTGTAACATTGGTTTATTATTAACCATTACCAGTGATTTTGGTATTGTCTTAGTAATAGGTTGTAATCTAGTAGCCAATCCACCACACAATATTAATACTGTTGTTTGATTTATCATGACATTATTTGTTTTGTACCTTCAAAATCAAAACTAAATCTCACTTCTTTAAGTCCTAAAGAACGCATTGTTTTTCTTAAATTAGCTTTATCTTCAGAATAAAACATCAAAAATCCTCCACCGCCAGCACCAATCAATTTACCTCCAATTGCTCCATTTTGCATTGCCATGTCATACCATTCATTTATCTTTGAATTGCTCATATTACTGCTTCTTTTCTTTTTATTCTGCCAATGTACATCCATAAGTTTAGCAAATTCAACTAAATCACCATCTTCAAGTAATTTTTTACTTTTATAACCAAGTTCTTTAACAAAATGAAGATTATCATTCATTTCTTTGTCATCTTGTTTGGATTTTTGATCTTGTTCCTTTAATATAGAAGAAGCCGATCTTGAATATCCAGTAAAAAATAATAATAAATTATCAGTTAATTTATCAAAGGTTTCCTCACTTATTCTTAAAGGTGATGTAACAACTGATCCGTCTTTGTTAAAAGTAAATTGAGTAATTCCACCATATGATGAAATGAATTGGTCTTGTTTACCAATTGGCTCTTTAAGCATATTTAATTCAATATGACATGCCTGTTCTGCTAATTCCTTTGCATTAACTATATTTTTCTTGTAAACATGAAGAGCTTTAAGCAAAGCAGTAGTAAAACTACTAGATGATCCAAGCCCTGTTCCAGAAGGAATATCTGCCATTGAAGACAATTCTAAACCTTTACCATCCATTCCAACATATTGAAATGCATTCCTAATAATTGGATGATCAATTTGACTAGCATCATCTACACTTTCCATTTTGGAATATTTTACAATAAGACCAGGAGCAAAGTTTTCGTGTAATGTGATATAAACATATTTGTTTATTGCTGCAGAAATTAAAAATCCGTCAAACTTTTCATAGTATGAAGGAACATCCGTTCCTCCACCACCCAATGTAATTCTTAATGGAGATCTTGTAATTATCATATTATTTATTATAAATTGTTTCTACGACTGTTAATACATTAATTGCTTCTTGTATACCTGGAACAGAAGTTCTGTTTAATACTATATCATTTATAAACTCATTCATTTCAATTTTCCAAGAATTATCTTGTTTGGGAAATTCATAAATAGTTGTATCAGGTGGTCCCATTTCATCTGTCATCTTATAAAAATACAATCTTTCAGTTCCGTAACTCCCACCCAATCCTTCCCAATGACATTTTGCGTATTTAAAATAAACTTCTAAACTAAAAGTGTTTTTCCATTCTGTACAACTAACATGTAACCAAGCAGTATTATTTTTGTTATTTTTAAGACTTAAGAACGCATTGTCTTCTACATCCATTTTCCAATAATAAGTATTTATGTGTCCATCAATCTGGGTATATTCACCCATAAAAATACTTGCCAAATCAATTAAATGTACTCCTTGATCAATTAATTCACCGCCACCAGATATAGTTTTATCTGACCGCCATTCCGATTCATATCCAATTCGTCCACCATGACCATATCTGGCTCTTAAAAACATAAAATCACCAAGTTCACCATCTGAAATCAATTCATTCATCTTAATACATGATGGATGATATCGATGATTATATCCTATTCTTATAAGGGAACCCGATTCTTTAGATGCTTGTTTTAGTTGATTTAATTCATTTACACTGATACTTCCTGGTTTTTCTATCAATACATGTTTACCATGTTTAATTAACTTTAAAGCAATTGAATATAATTGATTGTTGATTACAGATACAATTACTGCATTTACTCTAACATCAGTACAAATTACATTTATATCATTCGTTGCAATACATCCATTATATTGATTTGCCAATGATTCAGCTCGTTTAAAGTCAATATCACATGTATATAAAAGTAAATTTTGAGATAAACTTTTTGCTCTTTTTTGACCAATCAACCCACATCCAATTATAGCAAAATTCATATCAACTCCATTTTTTATTTCTATCTTCAGGAACTATTCGTCTAAGTGTATAAACATCGGTATTTTGTATATCTTGTATATTGTTTTTAATTGCGTTTAAATCGTCCCATTGAGCACTTATAATCTTTCCACTAATACCATTTGTAGATATCAAAAATTCTATAAGTTCTATTACTTTTTCAATCTTTCCATCATTATCTTTCGATAATTTATTAGCAGATTCCCATTCTTTTTTACCCGCAAGTTCACTATTAGATAATACTTGTTTAGTCATATTAGTATAAATTGCGCCGGGAGCAATTGCATTGATCTCTATATTGGAATTAAATTCATCAGACAGTATCTCTACTAATCTTAAAATTCCTGTTTTGGCAACACCATATGATGAAAAGTTTGGTCTAGATGATGTAGAACCACCACCGGAAAAACAAATGATTTTTGATTTATTTAATAGTTTATAAAAAGAATATATGGTATAATATGTACCAATCAAATTTACATTGATATTATTTGTCCATTTTAATGGATCAGATAACATTGCCGGACCAATTGGATCTTGTATACCAGCACAACAAATTAGACAGTCTACATGACTCCATTCTTTTGATATAGAATCAACACATTTTTGCATTGAATTAAGATCAGATACATCACATTGAAAACTGAAACCATCTTGTTTTGATCGTGAAATTTTACAAACATTATGGTTTTTTTCAATAAAATATTTAGATAATAATTTACCTATCCCACTACTAGATCCTGTAATAACTATATTCATTTTAATATACCCATTGATTTTTCTGTAACCATGTTAATGTAGAAATAACACCTTGTTTAATCGTTAATTTAGCATTCCATCCAGTATTTCTAATTTTAGTAGTATCTAAGAATATAAAAGGATTATCTCCTATCCATCCTTTATTACCACCAGAATATTTAATTTCAGGATTTAAGTTTAAATAGTCAATGATAAATCTTACAGAATCATTGACTTGTACATATTCATTAGTTCCTAAATTATAGATATTTACCTTAGTTTCAGTATTCAATGTTAATACATGCAACATTGCATCCACACAGTCTTGTACATACAAGTAACTTTTTCTTTGTGTACCGTCACCAAGTACATTTAAATATTCAGGATGTTCCATGAGTTGTTTATAAAAATCAAATATATGTCCATGTGTATATCGTTCACCTAAAATAGAAACAAATCTAAAAATATAAGATTCAAATCCATATCCTTCTGAATATGCTTGAATCAATGATTCACATGCAACTTTAGATGCACCATATAATGATGTTTGAATAGGAAATGATGCATTTTCTGGTGTCGGGATCGTGATTGATTCTCCATAAACGCTTCCAGTAGAACTAAATATTATCTTTTTAATTCCCTGTTCTTTCATTGCCTGTAATACATTGAATGTGGCAATAGTATTTTGATTTAAATCTTTGGAAGGATGATTTAATCCAAATCGAACATCGGCATTAGCTGCAAGATGAAAAACAACATCACATCCAATCATTGCTTCTGACAATGCGGATACATTAAGATTATCGCCTTCGATTAGTGTAAAATTTGGATTATTTAATGCATCATTTAAAAATTCAATTCTACCAGTTGAATAATTATCCCACCCAACAACTTTATAACCTTCTTTTAATAATCTATCAACCAAATTACTTCCAATAAAACCACATGCACCTGTAACAAATATTTTATTCATAATACTATTATATACCACATACATATGAACAAATCAAATATAATAAATTGATTGTAAAATATAAAAAATTAACTTATCCTAGAAATTATATGTAATATAAATGAAAATTTACGATTGTTTTACATTTTTTAATGAATTGGATATTTTAGAGATTAGACTTAATATTTTAAATCCTGTTGTTGATCATTTTATATTAATTGAGGGTACAAAAACAATGTCAGGAGAAAGGAAAGAATCTTTATTTATTAAAAATAAGGATAGATTCTCTAAATTTTTACCTAAAATAATTCATAAAGTTATAGATGATCTTCCAAATGAATTCATTAATTTACCGCAATATGAAGAAACTTCTTTTGATAATATTTGTTTGAATCAAATATTTTCATTTATAAAAACAACAAAACACTTTAATAGATTCACTGAACCAAGATTTGGTAGAAGTTTTTTCATCAAAGAATCTATAAGAAGATGTATGGAAAATTGTAAAGACGACGATGTGATAATATCATCTGACTGTGATGAAATACCCAATCCTGAAATATTAACAAGACTTTCAGAATTTTATGATGAAAATGAATTTTATTCATTCAATCAAACTTGTTACTATTATTATTTAAATGTATTAAGAGAATCACACATTAATAATGTTGTTCACAATTACCCTGGAGCTGATCCTTATACCGGTATTAAATCCTCTAATTGGAAAGGTTCTAAAATGGGAAGTTATAAAAAATTAAAAAATTATTCTTATAATGAATTAAGAGCACAACCAAATAATGACATAATGAATGGTGGATGGCATTTTAGTTATATGGGTGGAATAGACTCAATAAAAACAAAATTATCATCAGGAGATTGTCAATCTTTTGATAATGAAAAATTGTTATCACAAATAGAATATAATTTTAATAATTTACAAGATGTAATTTTTAATGGAGATAGATTGACAAAAGTAAAAATAGATGATACTTATCCTTCTTATTTACTTAATAATTTAGATAAGTACAAACATATGATTAAATAATAGTTATGCCTAATACATTAGAAGAACACGTAATCGGAACTAGAAATGATTTGGAACTCCCATATTTTAAACATATAATTGAAATATTAAAATCGGAAAATATTTCTACATATTTAGATATTGGTTCAAATTGCGGAGAATTTTGTAATATTTTCTTTGAAAGAATCCCATCTTTAAAATATGCATATTTAATAGAAGCATGTGAAGAAAATTTCCAATTTTCATTAATGAATGTTAAATTTAAAGAAAAAGTAATATTTATTAATAAGGCAATAAAATACAATAATAACGAATCATATTTAATAAAATTATATAATAATGTTGGTAGATATGCATTAGTTGAAAAAAATAAGATGGATAAGTATGCTCATACATTTAGAGAAATTCAAACAGAAAATCAAGGATATATTGTAAAAACATATCCGTATACTATAGATACTTTAGAAAATTTAAAAATTCCTGTTGTCGATCATGTAAAAATTGATATCGAAGGCGGCGAATTTGACATAATTCCAAATTCTAAATATTTACAAAACATTAAATTTATTGATATTGAATTTCATTGGGATCCTGATAAACACGACATTCCAAACGAACAAAGAGAAACATATATAAAATCAAATTTTCCGAATCATTCAATTTGTTATTCTGAAAGTTATGGTATTGATGATAATAATTGGCCATTTGGACGAGTATTTTTAAGAAAGAATTAATTTTATGATATCAACTGAAATGTTATATGGTCAAGGGTTAGGTAATCAACTTTTTTGTTATATCTCAACCAGAGCAATTGCTTTAGATAGAGGATGTGAATTTGGTATTCACGATCCAAATAATTGTATAGGAGATAAAAGATATAATAGTAAAGGAATGTATTTTATTGATTTAGACATGGGAGGAAAAGTAGATGAAAGTAAAATACAAAATTACTATATGGAAAAAGAATATAGATACTTTACTCAAAATAATTATCAAGATTATAATGAAGGATGTGGTGTTTGGATAACAGATCCTATTTTAAAAAATATACCCGATAATAGTCATATATTAGGATATATGCAGGGACCAGATTACTTTTATCATCATATTGATAAAATTAAACAATGGTTAAAATTAAAACCGGAGTATGATAATAAAGATTTTAGTAAAGATGATATTTGTGTAATAAATGTAAGAGCTAATCTAGATCCTTGGATTTATTTGCCAAGAACATATTGGTTAAATGCCATAAATCATATGTTAAAAATTAATTCTGACATGAATTTTTTAGTTATTACTGAAGATGTAGATTCCACACGAAAATTATTACCAGAACTAAGCCATAATACATATCATTTTAGTATAGGTGAAGATTATGCAATTATCAAAAACGCAAAGTATTTGATTGCGTCAAATTCTAGTTTTTCTTTAATTCCGTCATTGACAAGTGACACTTTAAAAGTTATTATTGCTCCAAAATACATGCTCAGACACAATGTAAGTGATGGTTATTGGAATATGGGATATAATATATATCCAACATATACTTACATGGATAGAGAAGGAAATCTATTTTCTTATGAGGAATGTATTAAAGAATTTGAAGAATATGATAGAAAAAACAATTTCTATAAAAATAAGGTCGTTCAACAATACGGAAAATGGCCTGATGTCGCAACTATAAAACCAAAAAAATAAATATTTTATTAAAATGATAACTCAAATTGTAGTCCATTTATTACCACATGAATTAGATTGGTTTGAATGGCAATCTAAACAATTTAAAATAGGAAGCGTTTATATAAACAAAGAAGATACTATTATTATTGATGTTACTTTAAATCTAAATTTAGTAGATTGGGAACAATCACAACTTCCAAAAACATTCTTCATAGAAAAATTTAATCAGATCAAATCATTCTGGGATTGGGCACAAACTAATTTTATAATAGATGAATCAAATAAATGTCTTGGATGTGATGACAAACGAAGAGAAGCAATAAGAAATACTATTGCAGACAATATTTTATATTTAGATTCAGATTTGATTTTTTCACATGAATTATTATATTATTCAATTGAAATGTCAAAACAAATTGAAGAAGAATATTATATATTATCTCCGCAAATAGTTAAAATATGGGATAATACTTGGGATTCTATTACAAACGGTTTATATGTAAAAAACAAACCAGACCTACAACATTACTACAATAGTAACCCATTTGAAATTTTAACCAAATCATTTGAGGAATTTAATCTTAAAAAAGTACCAAATTTTAAATTTGGTGGTGGATGGTTTAATTTATTATCTACCAAATTATTACAATTGACCGATATGCCTGATTCTTTTGGACCTTATGGAGTTGACGATCTTTATGTTATGTTATGTTGTAATATATTATTAAACAAGGGATATAAAATACAACAATATGTAATTGAAAATAAATTAGTTACAGAAAATTATAAATATAGATTTAATCCTTATATAAAATATTTAAAAGTTATAGATATGAAAGAAAAATATCGAAATAATGCAGAAGAAAATCTACAAGTAGAATTAATTAAATTTCAAAATAGAGTATGAATGATATTTTAAAAACAATAGAAGAATATAGAAACGAATTTATCAATGTATTAAACGAAAGTAAAAATCGTTATGAACCAAAATTAGTCACATATTCTACACCGTCAAATAAATACACCATTGATTATTATAAATGGACACACCCATATCAAGGAAATTGGGAATATACTGAAATGTTCACCAATAACATTTTAGATTATCTAAATCAAACATTATCAAAAAATAGTGTAGTATTAGATATAGGTGCGCAAGCAGGAATATTATCAGTCGCATTTGCAAAATTTGCAGGAAAAGTTATATCATTTGAACCAAATCCAGCAGCATTTGAAATCCTAAATAAAAATGGTGAAATTTACAAAAATATTGTACCATATAACTTAGCATGTTCACATAATAATGAAGTCTTAGAATTTCATTATTCTGATGATGGTCTTTGTAATGGTGGGTTTGCATTAGGATGTGAAAAAGGAGTGGGTGTAACCGGACATGTTAAACCAATAGATGTATATGCTGTTAATTTAAATAATTTCTTGAATGAAAATCATAAAGATGATATTTCAAATATTAAACTAATTAAAGTTGATGCGGAAGGACATGATAAAGAAATAATTAAAACTATATATCCAATCATTAACTCAATTAAACCAATTTTAATGGCGGAACTTTATTCAGGATCTACACCATCAGAAGTAAATGATCTTTTACACACAATTTATTCAATCAATTACGATATATATGACATCGGACGAGATAATTCTGGTTTGGGAAATCCAAATAAAATGAAAAAAATAAATAGTATAAATGATACTGTTCTTGGAGAACTTGTAAATCTATTGTGTTTACCAAAATAAAATTATGAATATCAGTTTTATAATACCCTCTAAAAATAATATAAAATATTTAAAAAATGCTTATTATAGTATAAGAAAATACTATAAAAATCATGAAATTGTAATTTTAGATGACTGTTCAACTGACGGTACTGTAGATTGGATGAACAATCTATCAGATGATAATCTAACTAAATATTTCAACAAAAAAAGTCCTGTGGGACATACGGTATTATATAATATCGGCATTGAAATGTGTAAAAATGATATCTTTTCAATATTTCATGCAGATATGATATGCGGTCCACATTATGTAGAAAATTTATTGAAACATCTAAAAGACAGAACAGTAGTTTCTGCTACTCGTATAGAACCTCCTTTACATCCAGCTGGAAAAGAAAAAATTGTTAAAAATTTCGGATTGGAACACGACGATTTAAAAATTCAAGAATTTGAAGACTTTTGTATATCAGAACAAAAATCGTCATGTGATATTACAACCAAAGGAATTTTTGCACCTTGGTGTATGTATAAAAAAGACTTTATTGAAATTGGCGGTCATGATGTAATGTTTGCACCATTTCCATATGAAGACAGTGATATATTTCAAAGATTCATTTTAAATGACTATAACATAATTCAAAGTCGAGATTCATTTGTATATCACTTAACATGTAGAGGACATCGATGGACAGAAAAAATACAAAAAGATGACGATTTTTATAAAAAATGTTGTGATAAAAATTATAAAAATTACATTAGAAAATGGGGATCTTGGATAGAAAACGATGAATATAGTTATCCTATCATAAACTCAAAATATGATGTCGGATTAATTGTTAATAACTGTAACCCTCAACTATTGAGTATATTAGAATATTGGTGTTCTACTATCTATGTCGATTGTGATAATAAATCTTATATTAATAATAATCAACATCTCACACCATTTAATTTAAAAAACAGAGTAAAAACTTTAAATGATGAAAAAGTAAATGATATATTAATCGAATTCGACGGAAATATGTTAAACAACAACAATATACAAATTATCTCCAACCTTTCTAAAATCTTAAAAGATTCTGGAGAAATTGGAGATATGGAGTTTGATATATTTAAATTTACAATTAAATCTTTAAAAACATACGAAAAAAATCTAATTACAGTTAAAAATTAAAGATAATTTTTTATAGTATTTTCCAAATTTTTATTAAAATCACTTAATTTAAAGTTTGGAAATTCTATTTTAAAATCACTCATATCAATTGCATATTTATAGTCATGTCCTTTACGATCAGTAACATATTCAAACCATTCCCAATCAACTTTTTGATTTGTTACAATTTCATATACAGAAACAATTGAATGAATTAATTGTATATTAGATATTTCATTATTACCCCCAATCAAGTATTGTTTTCCTACAATACCATCTAATAGAACATTAATTAGAGCATTAACATGATCTTTAACATAGATCCAATCTCTAATATTTGTTCCATTTCCATATAAAGGTATCTTCTCTTTTTTCTTTAACTTATTTATACAAACTGGTATAAGTTTTTCTGGATATTGTCTTGGCCCAAAATTATTACTACAATTGGTAATAATACCTGGAAATTTATAAGTTTTTACATAACTTCTCACCAACAAATCACTCGCAGCTTTAGTTGATGCATATGGACTATTTGGTCTATATGGACTATCTATATTAAATGGTCCTTCTTTATGACTAAGTGTACCAAATACTTCATCTGTTGATACATGAATAAATTTTTTAATATTTGTATCTTTAAAAATTTCAAGAAGATTAAAAGTACCTATAATATTAGTATCAATAAACTTTTTAGGACTTTTAATTGAATTATCAACATGAGATTCCGCAGCAAAATGAATTACATAATCAAAATTTAATGATTCAAAATATTTTTTATGGTCAGGAAAATACGGAGAAGAAATATCCATATTTAACCTTTGATATCTTGGATCATCTTGAAATGGCAAGGATTTATTAGCAGCATATGTTCCACAATCAATATTGTAAACTTTATTTACATTTTCATTTTTAAGAATCTCTTCTATAAAATGACTTCCTATAAATCCATTTCCACCTGTAACTAATATATTCATAATAATGTTTTTATCCCTTCATAAATAGGAATTCGTTGTTTAAATCCTATTTTATTTAATTTATCAACATTTAAGTACATATCTTTAATTTGTACAATCTTGTGAAAATCAACAGCATCTATAGAAATAATTTTACTAGTAGAATTTGTTTCTTTAATAACAAAATCAATAATTTCTCTGAATTTCTGTGGAATCCCACTTCCAATATTAATAATTTGATTATATTCGGGATGATGTAATATAGAATAAATTGCATTACATACATCATCAACATGCATATAATCTCTTATAAAATCGCCGTTATAATATAACTTAATTTCATTGTTAGATTTAATCTCACCAATCAAATATTGTAAAGCATTCTTTTGTTTTGAAACTCCTTTATCGGTTTGACCATATACATTACACAATCTTAATATTCTATATTTAATTTTGAATGTCTCACAATAACTAATAATTAAATCTTCTGCACATTTTTTTGTGATACTATAAAATCCTTTTGGACTACAACAATAATCTTCCCTAGCAGGTAATTCTACATCACCATATACAAACCAACTACTAACAAAATTAAAAACTACATTTTTATTTTTACAATTTTGTAATACATTCAATAACTTCGTAAGGTTCGTATCTACATCCTTATGAATATTTTCAAATACATGATAATTATGAGATGTACTGATCATGTATAATACATTCTCATATATAGGCATATTATCTTCTCTATCATGTACATGAGTAGATTCATTATATAATTTTTTAAAATTATTGCCTATAAATCCAGTCCCACCAAATAAATCAATTTTCATATTTAGAAATTACTTCTTTGATATATTCAATGTTATCGTTTGTAATAGTTGGCGAACATCCAATGAAAAATACTTTTTCAAGTACACCATTTGCATTTGGATAATTGCTCCAATGTTCCAAATGTGAATAAGCTGGATGTAGTAATATATTGCCAGCAAAATAATTTCTTGTTTGAATGCCATTGGACTCTAAATAATTAACCAATTTATTTTTAGATAAATAAGAATCGCAAATAATTGGAACACCAAACCAAGATACATCTGCTCTTTCATCTTGTGACGGAAATTTTAACGATTTAATCGATTCAAAAATAGATTGAATTGTTTTTTTATTAGACTTTCTAATTTCGTGAAATCCATCAGATTTCTTTAATTGAGCTAATCCAATACCTCCTTGTAAATCAAGGGGTTTTAAATTATATCCAACTTGAGTAAAGAAATATTTATGATCGATTTGATATGGGAGTTCCTTGATCCAGTTGCTAAATCTACAATTACAACTACCATTTTTTAATAAATTTGCTGGACCTATACAAAAACAATCTCTTCCCCACCAACTAAAAGATCTAGCTAATTTTACAATTTCTTCTATATTTGAACTAACCATACCTCCTTCACCAGTAGTAATATGATGTGCTGGATAAAAACTACAACTAGTAGCAATAGCATATTCACACAAATCTTTACCTTTCCATTTACTTCCAAAACTATCACATCCGTCCATAATTAATTGAATTCCGTATTTATTGGAAATTTCCACTAATTTATCCATATCAGGAGGATTCCCCAATACAGGAGAAATGAAGATTGCTTTAGTATTAGGTGTAATCTTTTTCTCTAATTCAATCAAATCAAAGTTAAGTGTATTGTATTCAATATCTACAAATACAGGCTTTAAATTGTTTTGAATAATTGGATTTAATGTTGTAGGAAAACCAACAACAGATAGTAAAATTTCATCACTGTCTAACCATTTGAAATGTTTTTTAAGAGCTGCAATCATTACAAGATTAGCAGAACTGCCAGAATTAACCATTACAGAATATTTCTGATTTATCTTTTTACTAAATTCTTGTTCAAACTTATACACCTTTTCACCACTACTAAACCATTTACCAAACAACAATGAGTCAATAGCTTCAACCAATTCATCATCGTCCATCAATGGTCCAGAATAAAATACTTTATTTTTTGCTCCCTTAAGATTATGACAATATTCAGGTATAAATTGTTCTTTTTTTATTTGATTTATAAAATCTATTATAACTTGTTTTTTATTCATATTATTTCCAATTATTTAAGCAGTAATCAATTGATTCATCCACGGTTTTCATTTTAATTCCAGTTTTTAATAATTTACTATTACTCATCACACAATTAGAACGAGGTGTTTTAGCATAATTTTTATACAAAGTTTCTTCATCAATTAATGTAAAATTTTTATCTTTTGCAATAGTTTTCTTTAACTTTTCAATTAAAGTATCGGTTGTAATATACCCCGTATTTGTTACATTGTAAATACCAAATGGTACTTCATTAGTAATTGTTTGTATACATGCACTCACAAATTCGTGTTTATTACTAATAGAATTCTCTGCTTGCAATAACTTATCATACCTCAACATTTTACTAATATAATTGCGTGAATTATTATTCTCTTCAAAAGGTATTCTTAATCTCCAAATATAATTTTTATTCCATCTTGATACTATCTTTTCCGCAATTGCTTTTGTACCACTATAAAAACTACAATTGTTCTGTTTAAATGAAAAATTTGGTTCATCGTTTTCTGTAAATGGATTACCATCCAATCGTCTCCCAGAGTAAATACATCCACTTGATACATGACCTAATTTAATATCATTTAATATACACCAATCAGTTAATATCTGAGGCCAGATAATATTACCATGAATAGTATTTTCTTTGGACAGTTCACATGCATCTACATTTGGCTTTCCAGTATATCCAGCAGCATTAATTACGGCATCAATACTTGGATATCCTGATTCTCTATACCAGCTCTCTAAATCATTAAATGTTGTATTTTCAGCATTAGGCCAACATTTAAATTCAATTTGTTTTTGTTCCAATTGACATTTAAATTCACTGCCAATATATCCAGTTGACCCAAATAGTATAATCATAGTATTTTCTCCAAGTATTGTTTATATTCGCTCTTAGGCATTTTGTCAACTATATTTGATAGTTGTTGTTTATTTATAAATTTTTTTCTATAACAATCTTCTTCAATACAACCAATTTTAATTCCTTGTCTTTCTTGAATTGTTTGAATATAAGCACCACTTTGATACAAAGATTCAGGTGTTCCAGCATCTAACCAAACAGTACCTCTAGGAAATTGTATTACAGTTAATTTTTGTTGTTCTAAATAAATTCTATTTAAATCCGTTATTTCTAATTCGCCTCTAGATGAAGGTTTTAACGATTTTGCCAATTTTATTACTTCATTATCATAAAAATATAAACCAGGAACAGCATATGTACTCTTCGGATTAGATGGTTTTTCTTCAATTGAAATTGCTTGTCCATTATCATTAAATTCTATTACACCATACGCACTAGGATTATTTACCTGATATGCAAATACAATTGCACCATCCAATGATGGTTTCATTCTAGCCATTCCATGAAAAATATTATCTCCCAATATCAAACCAACAGAATCATTCTGAATAAAGTCTTCTGCAATAATAAATGATTCAGCAATACCTTTTGGTTTATATTGAACTTTATAACAAATATCCAATCCTAAATGTTTGCCGTCACCAAATAATTTCTCATACAAAGGCAAATATTCAGGTGTACTAATAATACAAAATTCTCTTATGCCACAAGTTATCATTGTGCTAAGAGGATAATATATCATGGGTTTATCATAAACTGGTAATAATTGTTTATTTATAGTAGATGTCAGCGGATATAACCTACTACCAGTTCCTCCAGATAAAATAATTCCTTTCATAACAATATTAATATTTATACATAGAAATGCTATGATTTATATAATTTTTTTATTTGTTTTTGTTCTTATTATATGGTTCAATACTGAAGCATTTGTTGAATACAATCATGTATTAAAATTTAAATGGTTTAAAGTAAATGATTATTTAATAGCAAAAGAAACCGATTTTACCCTTACATATCACTCATATCTATTACAAAAACATAATAGTTTTTTTATTAGATTGATTACCTGTCCATTTTGTTTGAATTTTTGGTTGATTTTAATAGGAAAATTTATATTTGGTTACTCGTTTCTAGAAATACCTACTATTTATGTAACATCACTAATTACATACTTTATATTCAATAAGTTATCGCCATGAGAATTGCCAATTTAAATGAACTATACAACTATATCAAAACTAAAGAACCATTAACATCCAATGGAAGTTTAATGCAATTGTGTGCCTGTGTAGATCAATTTAAAAATATATGCAGTTGTAAAGCAAAAGAAAAAGGTCAAAAATTATTTGACTGTAATAATAAATATGTTTCTACAATAAATAATATTGACCAACAAACTATAGATTTACTATTGTCAGTATCAGAAGATAAAACAATAGAATTTTATGATAATTCTACTTACATTAGAACTATTTCAGTATCGTCTTAAGACAATCTTCTACAATAAGATTTAAATTTGGATTATTAATCAAATCACTTTGATTTTTATCAGTAACTACTTGTTCCCACTCAACCTTATAATCAGCAAGAATTCTAATCTTAGGATCATTCAATGCTTCATGTTGATTAGGAGCTTCTCCATAAATCTTCTTACTCTTATCATTAATTCTATAATGTCTTCCATCCGTAGGAAATCCATAAGTATACTTGCTCACATGAATTAATTTCCCACCCAATTGTTTTTTCAACCAAAATACTTCATCATCAGCATATTCTACATAACGAATATCACTGATAAAATTTACATCATTCGTATCTTTCTTTAATTCTTCATACAATAATCCTGTCCAATATTTACCTTCAGTCTGCTTTCGTTTTACACCACCATACCATACCAACATTTCTCTAAAAGCATTCTTGTCTTCAGTCTTTTCACTAAAAGCACTTAATCCCAACTTTTCTTGGATAAACGGTTCACAATCTTTTTTTAAGAAATATGCAAGTGCATATGTTTTAGATGTCAAGTTGTACTTTTCTTTTAAGACTTTTTGCGCAATATCACAAAATAAATTCTTGCCACTTCTAGCAAATCCAGATACTCCTATATAAATTTTATTCATTCTCCATTAACCCTTCTATTTCTTTTTCTGATTTACCATATTGTTTACATATATCAATCAGACTATTAATACCACTTTCAGTTCTGAAAAATAGTACACAATAACTATAGGCATCATCTTTGCTAACCTCAAATTTATTTGCGACCAACTGAATTAAATCTTTGTTGAATTTTACTTTGTTAGGTTTAATCCACTTACAAAACCGTCTACCATGCGGTACAAAGTCACACAATACCTTATAAAGACGTTTCTCAGGTAAGATATCAAAATACTTGGATACAAACGCAATCTCTTCAATAATGATTTGATCCATTCCTAAACCCATCAATAATGTATACTTATTGAATGATTTAATATCCGAAGCAGTAAGTGTATCAAAATACTTAGGATTCTTGACTTCTCTAATTTGATTGATGTGATCAAATAAAGATTTAGTCTTCGTTAAGTTCTGCGTCTCTTCGTTCGATTGATTTGAATCGTTCTTTGAGAGAGGGGTTTTTTGTTTTTTGGGTCTTCCCATAATGATTATTGATTCTTGCTCTTAAAGCGTTAATAACCGATAATACAGTCTTTTGATTCAAATACAAGGTATTTAATTCCTTTTCCAATTTTTTCTTATCGTCATCAATACTAACAAGAATTGCGTTTTTATATTCTTCCAATTTATAACTTAAATAAAAAGAATGTAACGCCAACCACATTACTGCGAATGGCGTTACACTCTGAAACTTAAGTGATAATGAAAATAATACTACATTAATTATTATGACAACTATTGATTTAATATTCATTATCTACTTCATCTTGGTAATTTCTTACCTTCCCTCCTTTATTTAAATATGGTTTATTTACCTTTGACAATTTTTTATTTTTTTTAAACTTAGAACTCTTGGTTCTAAATTCATTGTCTCTTCTAAATGTCTTTCCCATACTCAAACCAAAGATTACTTAACTCGGGAAGCAGTAGCAAGAACCTTGCGTAGTGCCTTAACTTGACGGCCATTCAAATCAATACGAGTCTTACCATTACGAATAGTCAAACGAGTACCAGCTCGCTTGGTTCCAGCAAATGGATACGAGATGAATGTTTCTACCTTAGCAGCACTATTATACACGAAGTTAGTCTGCATCTTGTTGTTTTTACGAATAATCATAACTTTATTTATTTTATTTATTTGTTTTATGTTTCGTTAGTTTCATTACTAACTTGAAATTACTTTACCACACATTTTTCAAACAGTCAACAACTTTTTAATTATTTTTCAAATTCAGTTTGAAATTTTTCAATTGCATAATCTTTGGCTTTAAATTCAAAGTCTACATCAACGTCATTTTCAAACAATTCTTTGTGTAAAGTATAAACATAATCTGGATGAGCTCTATCTGTTGGTCCCGTTTTACCGTTGCTATAGTGAAATAATGGTTTATATTTACCCCAAGTTTCCATACACATTAAGATGGCTTTTTCAGGAGAAATATTTTCTGGATTATTCAATCTAAAATGATGTGAGTCATAAGTAATAGGGATTCCTGTTTTTTGATAGATCAGATCATAAAGCTTAATCAATCCCCAACTATTGGGTTTATCTTCTAATTCAAGAACGAGACGAGACTTAACATTTGCAGGAAAATCATTGTATACATCAATAAATCGTTTAGCAATATCCTTGGTATTGCCTTTGTAACAATTCATATGAATATTGATTGGAGATTGGTATGACTGTGGCAAACCAAACAAATCCATAATTGAAGCGTGGTTTTTTAATTCCACAATAGATTTTTCTACCACAGACTTGGTAGCACTCGCTGGTACAACAAACTGATCTGGATGTGTACTGCACCGAACATTGTATTTTTTAATTATATCAGCAGCAATTTTAAATTCTTGCACAATTAGATTGTAATCTGGCAGAATATCAAATGACAAATTTGCTTCGGGTAAAGTCGCTAAAGGAAACAAGTCACTACTAATTCGATAGTTCCAATTTCTAATACCGCAAAATTCAATAGTTTTGCGTGTAACAACCACATTGTTAAGTGTACGTTTTGAAACGGTAGATAAAGCTTCTTTTCGTTCCAAAGCAAGAAATTTAGTTTTGGTCATCGTGTTAGCTCTAACACTTTGTTCTTGCAGTTTGAGAGAAATACAACATAGAGATTTTTTCATTCTATGTTATCTTACCATCACATTTATAATAAGTCAAGTCTTAAGTCCACGGATACAAAGGCAACTTATACTTGGTACCGCCTATCATTATTCCCACATATCCAGCAATTGGACTTCCAGCACCACTAATAAACATAGAATTTGAACCAGTAATAGCATTAAACAATTGTAATGTGCCATTTACCAATAATTTATCATCGATTCGCCCACTACTTCCTGTTATTTGATCAAAACCAGCATAACCACCTGTTACTTGAGTAAAACCAGCATAACCACCACTAATACTACCAGTAAATTGGTTGGCCGTAAATTTGCCTGTTATTTTGCCATTGCTACCACTTAATTTATTAAAATTAGCTCTACTGCCACTAATACTAGATGTTATTGAAGTTGCAATAACTCTACCAGAAATTCTAGCAGAAGAACCGCTTAATTTGTTAAAGTTAGCTCTGCTTCCACTAAAACTGCCTGTGAAAGATCCTGTGAAATTACCTCTTACTTGTTTGGAATAAAAATGTGTATAACTTCCAGGTGCGCCGGTACCAATTTTTATTGTAGTAGCAGCACTAGCAAAATCTATTGTTGTAGGTGTACCCAACAACAAAGGCGAAACATTGGTACTATCAATATCGCCACCTGCGTTTATACTGCCGTTAGTAGATAATGTATTTGAAGAAGCATCATATGACAACGATGTATCTAATCCAAGAATTTTCTGACCACTGCCATTTGAAAAAACCAGATATTTAGTACCACTTGCAGCAGACTGATCTTTAATAAAATTGCTACCACTGAAACTACCTGTGAAATTCGTAGCAATTACTTGTCCCAATTTGGTTACTTTGAATTTTGTAACACTCCCAAGTTGCAAATCTATTAGTTTACTTGTACTATCTGATGGTCCAGCGTCCGCTACATTCATCTTTATCGCAGTCTGATCTCCAGACCCGAATGTAGCGGTCATTGCATTGATTGGGGTATTCGCCATAAATTACTTTTATAAATATAAATAGTATATGTATAAAGTAATTTATAATATAATAATTCTATCTACCAACTTCTTTGAAATAGGTATCTTTAGCCTCTTGATAAGACATTCCCAACATTTGGTTATAAAAATGTATCGTACTCTTTAAATTTGATTCACTATTTAGCTTTTTATATCGTTCTATAGCCTTTGGTCGCCACCAATCAATTACACCTTGCATATCACGTTTAAACAGATCTTTCATCACCAATTGATCGTCGTTGATCTTGTTTTGTAGAAAGTCCTTGGTATTTTCATAAAAACAACTATAGTATACCCCACGTTCATATCCGTGTTGATAATTGCTTTGTTTGATACAGCATTTGCTAAATATCATGCTCAAAATACGAGACTTAGCACCAGTAACAGGTCCACTTACTCCTTCTTTCTGAGTAAGTGCCTTGTCATAAGCCGTAACATCAATGTCTTTTAACCAATCGTGCCAAATTTCATAAATATTATCATCTGGTTTAATTGAAATTTTCCCAGCACTACTACCACATTTATGCCACCATTTTAAACTGTTATACATAC